ATAAGAAACGATCTGTTTGTTCTCGTAGCCTCCCATGACGCAATATCTTGCCCTGAAAGAATAAAAGCTGTCGTACCCGAGGATATAAGGATCGAGAAACCTGAATTGGCTGTACACGTCCTCTGGACCTTTGGTCACTGGTGTGCCTGTCATGATCCTGCGATACTTGGCTTGTTTGGCAAACTTGTGGATTGTTTTGGTGCGCTTGGCTCCTGGACGTTTGATCCGAGAGCTTTCGTCCACCACCAAAAGAACCTTGTTGCTCAGGAGGATCTTGTTCATCAATGCCACAGCTGTTTGGCTTACAAAAGCCTCAACATTGAATGAAAATATCTTCAGTTCATCTTGCCCAGATAATATGTCGTCAAACTTGGCTTTGTCTCTGGACTTCATCCCCGAATAATAATATGCCGACGAGTGGTTGCACCACTCTGGCATGTGGTCGGGGATCTCTTTGTTGAGCCAGTTGCGGTGCACCCCATTGGGCGCAATGACGACCAACGCAGTTATCTCACCAGAAGCATAAAGATACGCAGCATTGTCGATTATGACTTTGGTTTTGCCTGTGCCCTGCTCCATGAGCAAAGCGAAAGACTCTTTGTCCCGACTCATGTAAAATGCTTTGCGCTGGTGATCGAATGGCTTGGTTTTGAAAAGGAAGTCACCCAGATCTTTCGGAGCTGAAGCCTTTTCTTTGCGAGTCAATTCAGCTTGATGCATTGTCTCAATATAATCGTCTAGGATGGGCGAAGCAGCCTCCGACCACACCGCCCTAGGCCAATGCTTGTTGATGTGGCTTATGTTGGCTCCAGTTGGCGCAAACAACAAGTCCCTGCCAACCCACTTCTTGAATCCTGGCAATGCCGCCAATTTCTGGATAGCATCACCATCTAGCTTGACTTTGGCTAGGCAGAACCTGCCATGAGCTTTGTCTATTTCCATGGTCGTAATTTTGGCCTCACTTTCTTTGGCTTGGTTAGGTTGTCAGAATAGAACACATGGTTCCCTATCGTCATGGCAGGATACATCTCTTCAGCCCAAACAGGCGAAACGCTAGTGGCATGGTAGTGGTAATAATATCCACCCCAATATTTCTCACCAGTCTTGTGATTGAATATGGCATCTTGAGCGAACATTTCTGCATCAGCCCACAAGTCACCGTCTGTCGGAATTCCAGCCCAACCATTGGGGCTGACGAAGCTGAATTGATTAGGTTGCATGACAACGCCACAAATGGTGTCAGGGAAGCGATCAGACTCAACCCTATTCATTATGACCTCAGCAACAGCTCTTTGACCGTTGAGTGGCTCTCCACGAGCCTCGTGATAAAGAGCTAACGACAAGCAAAGTTCCGCAATCATTGTGGTTCCCTCCAAACAAAATAAGTTTTGTAGTCGCCAACATATCTCATCATGTAATAGTTGTGACTGTTCATAGCTGCGAAATATGTCATGTCTTTATATTCCACCACACGCTTTATTCCCTCGCCAATTTTGATTATTTCAGTTGCCCACATGGTTGTCTCCTCGCAGGTTCAACTTGGCCAAAGTCTCCAGAGGATTGTCTAGCATTTCAGCCAGACTAGATCTGTAAGATTCACGGCAAGGATCGCAAATCTCAGAGCCATCAAATGGTGGCTCGTGCAGGTGGAAAGCCTCCCCGCAATTGCAGCAATCATATTCACCCATCGTCTTCTTCCTCATCTGGCTTGCACTTTGGGCATGGGTCACGATACATCACCCAGTGGAAATGCTCTCTGGGTCCACCGCCACAACTCTCCGGACGCTCGTCCTCAATCCAACCATCAACGCAGTTGTCCTCGTCGCATTCGACTTCTCCGGAGCCATTGCAATCCTCACAATCAACCCACTCACCAACAGGCTCCAGCGTCCCACCGAAACGCTGGTACAAAGTCTTTTCAACTTTGCCTTTGTGGCCTGTGTGCTCACACTCTGGGCAGGGGATCATGCCAGCTCCCCCACTTGAATTTTCATTGGACGGTTGACAACGGTCTGCTTCTCGCCATTGTATTCTTCGTGCTTCTTGACGGTTGCTTTGAAGCTGATTGGAAAGCTCTCACCTTCACCAAGCCACTTGCCCATGTATTTGATGGTGTTGCCGTCTTGGGTCTTGATGAGGTAGATGTATGTTGTGCCCCACTGATTCTCACCTCTCCAGACGAGACGTGCTGTGCCTTGGAAGTCTAGGCGATCACCAACTTCCCCGATGAAATTGGAAGCAGCTTTTTCCTCCGCGATTGCTTTGGCTTTGGCGTCGTTCACAACTGTCAACTCAGCGAGCTTCTCAGCAGCCATAGAATTGTCACGCTCGAAGATCACCTCAGTGCGCTTGGGGTTAGGCCAAGACCGCCCAGTTGAATCATCGTAAGAGCGGTGGATCTTGTACATAGCCACCACACCAACAGCGTCAACAACGAATGCTCTGCAGAAGTCACGACTGCGACGACCCCAACCAGTTGTGCCTTGGGCCCATGGGGTTGATCCTGCATACTCAACGATGATCGGAGCTTCAAGGATCACGATGCTCTGGCCAACTGCGGATGGAACGCTGTCATCCCAGTGGCTCTCACCGTCTTTGGCATAAGAGTTGTGGCCCACAACGCGAGCCATATAATTCATTTGGCCAACAGAGGAGAAATATCCACCTTTGTTGACGCAGCCTTTGAGTGACATGTAGAGGTCTTTGTCATGATCAGTCCAACCGATTTGCATTTTTTGTTCCTTTCTCATTTGATAGCTTAGTATCGCTCTTTCCCACCGAAAAGTAAAGAAGAAAGAATTGTTGAAAAACAAGGACCTCTACTTTTTTACTATTTAAATTTATTCACGTCACTGGCCCAAAGCACCAATGAAGCCTTCTCGTTGCCTGAGCTGGCCATCACTCCTGCCCTGACCACACGACCATATTGGTGAGCCTTGGCCAAGGCATTGCTGACCTCGGAGCGGTGGAGCCTGTCTTTTTGATTGGGGTGCGCTTCATAATAAGCCTCATCACATTCCCCTGTCGTCAAGTAATTTTCTTGCGCACGCAGGATGTCGATGATGTTGCTTTGGATCTGGGTGGCACCGTGCTTGGCAACAACAGTTGCGTTGACAGGACGATCGTCTTCTTTGGGCAAAGAAGCAGAAGGCGTTTCAGAGATTTTGACGCAACGCACAGCACGCCAATCAATGCGGCTCGCGTGATTTTCGTAGTTAGGCAAAGCATGCGCCAGAACCTGATCCCCGATGTCGAGGTTGAGGAATTTGCCGATGCGGTTGCCGATGAAAATTGTCTCACCTTCTTGGGTGACGCCAAAACAATTATGCTGCTGCGAGACCGACTCGATCAAGACGTGCAGCTCTTGAGTTTCTTCGATTGGTGTTGTCATTATATTTCTTTCTCAGTTTGAAGTTTAATGAGCAGTTTGAATCCATGCTCAGGGATTGGGCTCAGGCTCCAGAAGCAGCCAGAGGCTCGATCAACCAAGGATCATCCTCAGCGTCGAATTTGGGGTTGGTGACTTCGAACACGTTGTGCACCAACTTGTTTTTGTGCTTGGTCGCGTCCATTGCGATCCACTCACGGTTTTGATTATCGATGGTGGTGAAGTCACGAGTGTCGACCACGAGGAAATGCTTGGTGATCTGGATCACGTAGACTTTGCCAGCCTCAAGTGTCGGCAGGAATTTTGAGAGCTTGGTGCGCTTCTCGAGAGACTTCCACTTGCCGTTCACACCGAACATCCGGCACGCAGCTCTCAGGTTGGAGTTGGTGATGCCTTTTGCGTGGCGTTTGCCGCGCACTAGCTTGGCAGCTTGGTATGCAGGCTCATAGGCCACACCACAAAGAACGGCGATGGCGTATGGGCCACACCATGTGATGCGCTGCTTGCCGACCCAGTCGGTGATCGGGCGTTGAGATGGAGTGTGCTTGTTCATGATAGTGCCTTTCTAAAATTTGAGGGTTGGTTAATATTGTGACAATTCTTGTTCGGTCAGGCTGGCGTAAAACTCAGCAAATTCGTCTTTCAAGTTCCTATCGCCAATGTACTCTTCAAAGCTCTCGACCTCATAACCACAAGCGCGACTTTCGCTCCTGTAATTATAATAAGCCTCCCGCTCCTGCTCTAGGAAGCGCTGGCGCACATGATATTTGATGTGCCTTGCCTTGGCTTTTGCTTCATTGATCGTTGTCACTTGCTGGTTCCTTTCTAAAATTTGAGGAGGTGGTGGGGCCGAAGCCCCACCGTTAGATTATGAGTGAAATTTACGGAGAGAATCCCAGTCATCAGCCAGCGAATATAAGTTGCCCCCATCGTCGGCCGAACGCTGGTCATAAAGATAAACTAAATCAGCAGCGACCAGTGAGCCGAATGTGCCTTCAGCTTCTTTTTGGCCCCAGCCAGCTTCAACGAGATCAGAGGCATCAACCCATGTGAATGGGTCGTCTTGCAAATCAGCAAGGGTTTTGCCGCCCATGTTGCCGAGGCAACTTTTGATAAGAGCAGTCATCGCTCGGGTCTGGTTGTTTGTAAGTTCCATCGTTAGTTCCTTTCTCAAACCGTCAGGGCCTCTCCCTTCCGATAAAGAGAGTATCGTCGTTATTGCCAGAAAAGGCAATCATTATTTTCAATTTTGAGTGAAATAATTTTTCTCTCAACATTTACAACATCTTACGAACCTTTTCAAGATAGATCTTCCTGAACCCATTCTTCAACACACCTTTGAATAAGTACCATTCACCCAGCTTTCCATCCTCCACAATGGGCTTGCCCATCTTTTGGTACTTGAACCTGTCGACTGTGCATATGATTGCGCCAGTGTCATCTTCAGCTGTCACGTTCAACCAAAGGTTATTCCGATCAACTCTGCGACCACCACGTTTGGCCAAGTTGACAGCTTCATTCATATCCCTCAAATTCTTCTCTTTGAGCTTGCCGAAGAAAACGAATGTTCCTGGATTGTCCCCGTCTAGGTCTTGGATGTCTGTTATGGCTGAGCCGATGTTGTGGGCTTTGGGATCTTTCTTGATGTGGCCAAATCTCCTTTCGCACTCAAAAATATCGTCATAGGGTGTCGTGCCTGTGTTCAGCAGGGTTTCTTGCCGTGGGGTCAATGGTTGGGACAGGTTGCGCCTGTTTTCTATGTCTTCTGCCATTTTGGGGCCGATGCCTTTGATCCCTATCAACCCACCGATCAATTCATTGTCTTGGACTGACCAGTTGGCCTTGGACTTGAATTTGTCGAATGGCTTGTAAGTCAATCCCTCAGACACAACTTCCCTCAACAGCTTGACAGCTTGGTCGTCATCCTTGACATTACGGAGGCAAGCAGCAGCATACTCCAGTGGGAACCTGCTCTTCAAGACACAACACCAATAGCTCACCATCCCGTAAGATATTGCGTGACTGCGGTTGAACGCCCAAGATCCCATCGTGTTGATGTTGTCCCATATTGTTTGCGCGACGTCTTCCGGTATGCCGTTCTCAGCAGCTCCAACCTTGAACTTCTCCCAGAACGTGTCAAAATATTCTTTGCCATAAGACTTGCTCATTGCTTTGCGCAGGAATGAAACATCTTCCCAACTCAGCTTGCCTATCTCCCGACCAATGGTCATGACTTGTTCTTGATAGACCACAACACCATGAGTCACCTTTGTGATTGGCTCTGTCATTGGGTGCATATATTCCGCTGGTGCTGCTCCTATGTGCCGCTTGATAAACTGGCTCGTACCACCGGAGTTGAGTGGTCCAGGACGAGCTAGGGCAGTGATGGCTGCAACGTCCTCAAAGTTGTGCACTTTCATTTGTCTGGTCACACCTTGCAGCGCGTAGCCTTCAAATTGGAATATGCCTGCATATTTCTCATCATTCAATATTGCGAATGCCTTTTTGTCTTCCAGAGGAAACTTGATCAGCTGGTCTCGCACCCAACCAACCTGATCCAAAACGTCCTGCAAGACGGAGAGTGTTCTGAGGCCCAATGCATCAATCTTCAGCAGGTTGAGGTCTTCAGCGTCTTTTTTGTCTATCTGGGCCGCACCAGTCTGCGCACTGACGGAGCAATATTTGCTGACTGGGTCTTCAGTCACCAGAATGCCAGCAGCATGCACACCAACGTGTCTTGCGTGGTTCTCCATCTTTGCCGCAACTTTCATCTGCGGGAATTTCTCCAAGACAGCCTTGCCTATGTCGAGGTCGTTGAATGTGTCGAGGATGCAGAACGCAGCACGAGAGTCACCACCACTGCGCTCGATGATCGCACCTTTCAGGTCATTGACTTCCCATGCGGGTATGCCAAGCTCTTTGGCCACTTCTGCTATTGTGCTCTTGGCTTTGTAGCGGCTGACCGTCCCGAGGTGTGCAACTTTTTCTGCACCGTACTTGTCCCTGAGATATTGGAAAACCATCTCTCTGCGGTCATCTTGAAAGTCGATGTCGATATCTGGCAGATCTTCTCGGGTGATGTCGATGAATCTTTCGAACAACAGGTCGTGCACAATCGGGTCAACGTCAGTTATGCCAGTGAGGTAACAAACCAAAGAACCAGCAGAAGATCCACGAGCAGGGCCAACCAGCATGTGCTCTTTGGCGTAACGAATCATGTCAGCAATCACAAAGAAATAATCCTCAAATTCCTTGCTGGCAATCATGTCCAACTCTCGCTTGAGCCTAGCCGCATAAACTGGATCTTTCAGGTCAACGCCCAGTGCCGGAGCACCATCTTCGCAAAGCTCTCGCAAAGTCTTTTTTGAATGGAATGCGATCATTTGCGCAACTGGCAGATCAGCATTGCAAAGCTCTGCAACTTTGTAGGTGTTGTCGATGGCTTCTTGCGTCCCCCAAGGCACAGCAGCCTTCCACTCCCACTCATCAAGAATGTGCATGGGCCCACTGCGATCTGTACGGTTACGGCCACACAAAACCTCGTAAGCCTTTTTGTCCGATGGCTTGGGATAAAAGTTGTCGCTGGTGGCTATGGTCTTGAAGCCTTTTTGAGCAGCCCACTCAGCTGACTTCGGAGAGCTCATTGGTCCAAGCTCGACGTAAAGATTGTGTTTTTTGGTCAAAGGAAGCATCGACCAGTCTGGGTGCGATCCGGACAACATTATCACGTTTTCGCTGACATCGAACAGGTCTGAATAGCTTATGCGGGGATAATAGTAGAAATTCTCTTTGGATGTGCTGCGGGACACAAGCTCATATATCTCAGCCAACCCATCATTGTTGCAAGCCAGAAATGACATCGGATTGTCGGCTTGTTTGGAACGGTCATTGGCATCTAAGACCACAGATATCTCAACACCAAACACAGGCTTGATGCCAGACTTTTTGCAGTGCTTGGAGAATGCGACGTGGCCCCATGTTCCTGTGTCGCATATTCCAACAGCCTTGTCTTCAAAACACTCAACAACCTTTTGTATGGGGCCGTATGCCTTGCGGAACGAATACTCTGTGCGTGTCTTGAGGTTCAACATTTATATGTGTCCTTCCTTTGCGTACCAATCAATGATCCGGAGCGTTGCTTCAACATCATTCATTGACCTGTGAGAGCCTTCTATCTTCTCTTCGAAGAGCTCTTCGTATATGTCGCCCAGCTTGCGCATCTTCCCCCAGACTCTCTGGCCAACCTCAACTGTGCAGGTGTGCTCATAAGGCCAAGGGAAGCTTGTGACCTTGTCTAGCCTCTCAAGCTCAAATTTCAAGATCTTTCTGTCGAAGCCAAGATTGTGGGCAAACATCCGCTTGGTTCCCAAAAAGAATTCATTCAATCTGTCGAGGTGTGCGATGAATGGCTTTTGG